CTTTGGTTTGATAATTTTTATTTTGCTAAAGCATGTGAGGATTTGCTTGGAATGAAGTTTACAAGCGCAGTTAAAGGTGAACATGAATCACCTCATGTAACTCTACTCGATGCTAGTTTTTTGAGGCGCTGTTTTATACGATCCAAGGAAGGTTGGAGAATGCCCCTAACTTTGAATTCAACTGAAAAGACTATTGGGTGGATTTTACCTTCTAGATCTGCTAGCGAAGAAGATCAAGTTATGAACGCATTTAATTCATTTTTGCGCGAGATTTTCCTTCGTTCGACAAGAGACAAATTCAATGGAGTTCGTGATTGGGGAATGCGAATATTCGTAGATGAGTATCATGTTGAAAAACCTATCTTGCAGAAATATGATGAGATTTATCTCTCTTTATATGGTTCCGCAAATTTTACGACCGAGTCAATGGCTGTCACGGAGGAAGAACGGCACGATATGGAAGTTCTGATAAGTAGGGCATTTAGCGAACCCGACATTATCATGTATCTATATCGAGAGCATAGAATAGTAGCAACTATTGTTGTGAACATGCTTATCGCTTACGAATCGGGAGTAGAAATGAGCCGTCTCCCCGTTTTATTGAACTGGCCCACTGAATTTAAATATTATATGAACGGCAAAATTGCTGAGTTGCAGCAGCAATTAGATGTCGCTAAAAAAGAATCTCATCTTGACGAGAAAGAGGAAATTTTCCACCTTTCTCGTGCTGAAGTGATTTCTTTGTCACGCTATGGTACAGACAGCGTGTTTAGGAAGCACTGTGATGAGGTCCTTCAAGAAAGAGCAAAATTAGATGGTTTATCTCTGTCGATCGGAGTTCTCAAACGCGCTGTGTTGAGAAATCAAAGCTTCAGTGCTGAATCTGCTGAAGGTTATTTGGAAGAAGACGGAGCAGATTCTGAAGTCAAAAATGAAAATTTGATTGATATGTCTGGCGGAAGTATGGACATAATGACAACCATTAAATCTGATAATGTCGACGTTGGACAAGACGTTCCTCTAAGCATTAAAGATTTTTTGAGCAGACCGGTGCGCATTGCATTTTATACCAATTCGCCAACCTTTGCCTTGAACCAAGCTATCAATCCTTGGGATGCATTCCTTAGTCAACCGTCCATACGGGCTAAGTTGAGAAATACCGCTTATTTACGAGCCAACTTGCATTTGAGGATATCGGTTTCAGGAATGCCATTTCATTATGGACGATATATGTTCTCGTATATTCCTTTTCCAGCTTTTAATGAACCTTGGCAATACCTGTCAACACTAAGTGGAAGTGGATCCGATCATGGGAGATTGGTTTACCTGAGTCAAAGTCCTTATGCTAGGAGTTGTGATGTAGTGAGCAACGAGCCCGTTGAAATGATAATTCCATATCTTTCACCTCAACCTGTTATGAGACTGTTCAACAATGATGTTAATGTTCTTGCAGCGTCTAGTGAGTTTAATGATGCTTCGAGTCTAGGTGTTCTTTATCTTAAAAGCATTAACACGTTACTGAGCACAACGGCTACTTCCACGGCTGTTTCCATCGCTGTTTATGCATGGATGGAAGACGTTGAATTTGGTTCTCCTACTGCAACTCAAATAGCAGTCACTACTGAGAGTGACGAACGTATAATCGGACCAATTTCGAGCACTACAAAAAGCATGAGTGAGGCAGCTAAATCCCTCTCTAAACACCCTGTAATTGGATCATATGCCAAAGCTAGTGGAAAAGTTTTGGACGGGGCTTCGGACATTGCTTCAGCCCTTGGGTGGTCTTATCCTACTTTGATAGACGAACCCATGAGGATTAAGAATGATCCTTTTCAGAATGCTGCAGTTTCAATTGGTATGGACACTGGCAAACGCATTGTTCTAGATCCCAAACAAGAGTTATCTGTTGATATGAGAAACAGTGGTTCTGATAAGGACGATTTGGTGATTCAAAGTATCTGTTCTAGAGAATCATTACTAGACACTTTTTCTTGGACCGCTTCGGATTCCTCCCTCACCGGACCGAACCGCGTCATAGGAGTGACACCCATGTGTGCTAGGACCATAGAAGCTGGAGTAACTCCAGGAGATAGAATTTGGGCGACCAACTCACCTCTATCGTTTTCTGCTTCTTTTTTCAACTTCTGGCGGGGAGAAATCACATATCGAGTGGAGTTCGTTTGCAGTATGTACCACAGGGGCAAAATGCTAATAGGTTACGAGCCAAACATAGCTCAACACAACCTTATTGACACTGTTCTTGATACCAACAAGAATTATCTCCTCACTGTAGATTTACAAGAAACGAGATGCATTGAGTTCACTGTTCAATGGGCCAACGCAAGGCCTTGGTTAAATACAGGACCCGTTGGGGAAATGTTGTTTCCTAATGCTAGCTCCATAGATCCTCTTGTTGCGTTCAAGAGATGCAATGGATACATCTACTTCACTCCTTTAACACAACTCCAGTCACCAGATGGAGGCAACATTAGTGTTAATGTTTATGTTCGTAGTGACGATATGCATTTTAATGCCATGGAACTTGCACGTATGCCTTCAGAGTTTACAGCAGAATCCACATTATCTCCTTGCGACCCTTCTGATAAGGTGATCTTAAATCCCACGAACGCAAGTTTAGTTGGGATTAATGAGCATTACTTTGGAGAAGAACCCCTGAGTTTTCGTTCTTATTTAAGGAGATTTTGCAATAGTTATAGAAGAACTTTAGCGTACACTACGAGTAACAATGTTATCGAATTAAATGCAAACACTGCTCCTTTGCCTTATCCAAATTTTGATGAGTATGTGAACAA